CATATAATTCAGTGCCTACACTTTCAATATTAGAAATTAATTTTTTAGCTATATCTTCTACATCACCAAAATTATCTCCTAATTTTTTAGAATAATCATTTACTTTTAAAAGTACTTGTGACAAATCTCCCCAAGAATCTTTAATTTCTTTAGCTAAATCTTTTAACGCTGACTGCGTAACTAACTGTTTTTTTGCCTCTGCATTTGTAGTAGCATATGATTTGTTTATCGCCTCTATTGCTTTTGCATCTAAATTTAGACCTGGAGATGCTTTCTTTTTAGCGGATTCCTTTGCCATTTAGTTATTATTTACCTGTATAACGTTTTCTAGAGGCAGAAGTTTGTACGCCCCATTTGAATTTACCTGAATGTAAATCAGTTATCATATTGTCAGCTCCTTGTTTACCATACTTTTTAACATAGTCATTATATAATTTATCTGATTTAATTTTAGCTTTTACTGCAGCTTCACCTGCTGCATCTATTCTGTCGACTGCTAAACGCACACCCATTAACGCTTCTTGATATTCTGGATCGTTCTTTAAAGCATCAAAATAAGTTTTATATTTTGATTTAACAACTTTATCAATTATAGCAGATACTAGTTTATCTACAATTCCTTCAGAAAGAGATTGTTTAGTTTCTAGGTTAATTTCTTCTTTAATTATTTTTTTAAATTCTGATAGTTTCATACATATAGTATTAATTCGTTTATCTAATAATAAATATCAAATAAACGAATTAATTAATTTTATTGAGACCTAAAATTTGGTCTCTCTATTTTTGGAGGAGTATTTGTTGAAGGCTTCGCAGCTTTGTTTTCAGCTTCGATAGCTTCATTGATTTTTCTAATATAGAATTTTCTTAACCATACCGGAAAATCATACACAGCATCCCAATTGTAACCACCTTTACCATAGTATACTAGATTGAAAATTTCTGTGTGCAGAACGGGCCTATAATTAGGCCCTAGGCCAAAAAAAGCTCACGTCCATCGGAATGTCCATTACTTGGCTCTCCCCTGTGATGTTTGAAGTGAATACAAAAGACATATCCATATCCGGAGTCTTTGCTTTGATTTGGTCTCTTACAAATTTAGAATCTTGAGCAAACAATTCATTATCAACAAAATTGCTAATAAATGCTCTGTCGTCATTCCCATCAATAGAAGTAATTAAATATTTCATTCTGGTTGAAAATTCTCGATCAATTCCAGAAGCTTTTGTAATTTTAAGTTGAGACTTAACCTCAGCTTTTACTCTAGCTTCTAATCCATGAGACATTAATTGAAATTTAAGTAATCTTTTAGATATTGGAAGAGTTACTTCAAATTCATTTTCATGAGGAGTAATTCCATCAAAGTCATATTCTTTAGCTTCAATTGTAGTTAAATCAATAACTAGTTTTTGTTTATCTTCTTGAGAAAATGGATCTGTAATTTCAACTTCATATTCTTTACCATATCCTAAAACTCTTGCTGCAATCATAATTGCATTTTTATCTCCTACTAACAATTCATTGTAATCGATAGGAGTTACAATAAGAGATTGAAATAATTTATCTAAAACAATTCCTTGTTTAATTAAACTAGCAGATGTTAAGATATCCTCTTCTCGAGCTGTCATATACTTCATTTCAACTTTACCTGATGATAATGCTGAAGTTTCAGGATATAATAAACCTTTAGAAGGTAACTCTATAATTTCTGTTGGAAATTTAGATTGCTTTACTTCTGCTTGTTTGTGCTGTTGTAAAGCTAATTCTTTTAATCGAGCATCTGAGATTTCTGCTCCGTCTTTTGGGTAGTTGTCATTAACTTGTGCCATAACTAATATAAGTTTTTATTTAATATAAATATGTAATCTTTAAATTTTTTGGTTTTTTTAAAGGTTTCCTGATTTTCCTGTAAAGTGAATATCAGCTTTATCTTCTAATCCTGAACCGTTTAACCATTTACCTAACTCTTCATCCATATTTGGTACAGGTTGGTTTTCATTTCCTGGTTTAGATAACTCAGGTACAATAACTTGATTGATAAACATAGCTTCTACTTTATCATCTAGTAATGTAGATACTTCTGGAGATAATTTAAGTGCATCCCAGAATGGACCTGTTAAGTTTTTAAACTCTGAAGATTTAGGATTTTTTAATCCGTCGTTAGACACTGATTTACCTATAGATAAAACAGCTTTGGCTACATCTTGAATTTTAGATATATTATCGTATGCATCTAAAGCAGTTGTTATAATTGATAATCCTGGTATTAGTGATGCTCCCCATTTACCTCCGGTTTTTAATATTTTTGCTGCTTCGGCTTTGTTTTGCTTTCCTTTAATTGCATTTAACAATTTAGAAACTTCACCCCATGTAATAGTTTCTTCAGCTTCATTAAGTACTTGCTCTGCTATAGGTTTAAGCTTGATCATTTGCAGGAGCTTCAGTAGTTCTTAACATTCCTTTTATTTTGGAAATTACTTGAGAAAATTCTTTTTCAGTCATTCCAAACGCAATTGCAATTGCTCCTATTAACGCGGCTCTTTGTGCTGGATTCTTTAGAGTTTTTGCTGCATCTGGATCTTGAAGAATCTGTACTAACTTAGGTCGTAGGCTCGAATCTACTGCCTTTACTGCTAGGTTCAAGTTGGCTATGACTCTTTTATCTGTGATTTCATTGCCGTCCGGGCCAACAGGAATTACATCAGCTTCTTGAAGTTGCTTTTGAGGTGCAAATTCTTTTAAAAGTTGTTTGAATTTATCTGGTGTCATTGTATTTAATTTATAATAAATATCTAATCATGAAAAAAGCCCCTATTTCTAGAGGCTTTCATTTATTTTAAAAATTGTTAATTATTTAATTTTATTTTTAACATGGTCTCAATATCTTTTTTGATAGAGTTATATTCGCTTCTGCTTAATGCGTCGTAATCACTCCAGTCTACTTCACTTTTTATATCTTGTGGTGTAGATGTAGGCTTTAAGTCAAAGCTAACGCCGTAGTCATCGTCTAACATGTCAGCCAACTGTTGAAACTTTTTTTGCTTTTGAGACTCTGTAAATGCTGTATATAGCAGCTGTTTTATTTGTTTATCAATACCTTCTGCTAATACTTTACGAACTTCTTCTTTGATAAGTTGTCTAAATTCAGATGCTTTCATATTTTATTTTATTTATATAAAGATAAGTATAATTTTTCAATCTACCAAATCTTTTTTTATTATCTAATTCCGCCTGGCGTCAATTGATGTTGCATTTGTTCAGTCATTCCTACTTTATCTAGGATGTATTCCATTGTCTCTCCATCTACATCGATATGCTTAAGCATTTCAATGATTTCTTCAACCATTCCTGGGTGTGAACGCATTACTGAAGTTTGAGGGTCTTCATTTAACGCTTTACGAACTTCTTCTCTAATTATTTGTTTTAATATTGTCTTTGTCATAATTTATTTTCTATATATAAAGATAAGTAATTAATTTCAAAGTACCAAATCTTTTTCAATATATTTTTTAATTAGAATTGAAGTATTGCGTAATCGTATTTCAAAGTTAATGTAATGTTGATAGCGTCTTCTGTTGACCAATCAAAGTCACCGAAGTTAGCGTCTCCAATATAAGCTCCTTTTAAAGTCCATTCTTCAACTTTATCACCTACTGGTCCTAAAGCATTGAAAGTAATGTCTTTCTTATAAAAGTCAGAGTAACCATCTCTACCTGTTACAGATTCTTTTCCTAAACGAATCCATTCCATTACTGCTTGAGAAGCTGAAGGAACTACAGGATCATAAAGAGTGATAGAAACATCATTCCATCTACCTTTTCCTTTTAGTTTTCTCTCAACGTTGATATGGTCTAATACTACGTCTCCGAAAGTGATTCCAGGTCTGTTAGCTGCTTTTATTAGGTAAGCAGGAATACCTTCAATATACATGATAAAACGGTTAGCCACTTTTGGTTCAAAAGCAGTAAACATGATTTCCGTTGGGTCTAATAATTCAGCCATTGTATTGTTTGTTATTTTATTATTTTAAATAAATATCTTTGTTTTGAAAAAAACATTATCTTTCGATTTAATATAAATATCGAAGTATCGAAAAAACAAAAGAAAAGGGACTATATTATAGCCCCTTGATTCTTTAGTAATTATTATGCTCCTGGGAAGGCAGCACCGGTAGGTAAAATGTTAAAGTCAATTATAATAAACTCAGCGGTTTTCGCAGGTTGTAAATAAATTTGACCATACATAATATTTCTATCAATGATGTCTGGAGTGTTATTTGTTTCATCCATAATAACTTTAAATCCATAAAGACCTTGTCTTTGTTGAACTGACTCTAAATATGGATTACAAATATTTAAGAAACGGTTACGAGTTGCAGCTGTATTGTTTTCGAAAACCAAATACTTTGTTGCAGACGCAATAAATTTCTTAACAGCAATTAACAATCTTCTTACGTTGATTCTGTCTAGAGCTGATGGTTTAGCTTGAAGAGTTTTTTGACCCCATACACATACACCTTGAGCAGGGAATGTTGCAATTGGGTTAATTCTTCCTTCATATAATTCATCTCTTTCAGCGTGAGTTAATCTAGAGTATGCGTCGATTACTGTTGATAATCCACCTCTATTTAAACCTGCTGGTGCATACCATTCTGCAGCTACTTTATCATTGAAAGATAAAACACCTGGAATAACAACTGTCGGAGGAACCCAAACTGGTTTGTTAATACCTGCATCTAATATTTTTACCCATGGGTAGTAAGTTGCAGCGTAATTATTATCAATTGTTTGAACTGCGCCTACTGCTGTTGCAATATTATCTGTTAATCCAACACAGTCAAATACCAAGAAAGTATCTCCTCTGTCTAAACACATATTAGCTGCATAGTCAATAACTGCTGGATGCAATGTTTGAATAACACCTGGAAGAACTAACATATTAATATCTAATTCATCTGGGTTTGAAACTGCATCAATAGCATTGGTATAAACTGAATAATCTTTACCAGACAATCCATTTAAATCAAATCCTTGAGTATTAGAAGCTACAATTTCTGCTCCTGACAATGATCTTCTATTTGGTTGAACTCCGTCAAAACCACCTTGGAAAGGTACTATGAATTTACGAGTTTCAACTGAAGTATTAGTAGATAAGTCAATTGACCCTGAATATGCTGTTGCAGTGGTTGGATAATTTGCAGCGGCATTTTGAGTTAAGTTTGATAATAAGAATACAGCATTATTACCTACTGACTGATCTGCTGATGCAGGAAGTGGTTTTAAGTAATTGATGTTATCAGTGTTACCTAAATCATAATTAAATCCAAAATGCACTCTTTTATTGTATATACCAGCTATTGACTGAGCTACTACTAAAGAAGCAGAGAATGGAGCAGTGTAAGATGAAGGTAATGGGCTAATCAATGCAGCGTGTCCAAATGGTACTAGCTCTTCAGATAGTGCAGCTTTTGCTACATTCGTGTCAACTTCAACATAAATATATTTAGATTTGTTAGCATAATCACCAAACAAAACAACTTTACCATTTGTAAATGTTCTATATCTATCTCCAATTACTCTAGCAATATATCTAGCAGAGTTAGGATCTAAATTTACATTATCAAATACTTCTAAGAAATTTGGACGAACGTCAGTATCAACTGCATCGTATGGAGACCCAACAGATTTTAAATAAGTTTGATCTACACTTCTTACAGCTACCGTAAATGAACCATATGTCGACCCTGGAACAGTACCTGCAGCTTTAATATTAGAAATTGCAACTTTAATTTCATAATTTGCAGTATTACCATCACTGATAGTATGAAATTTGAATAAATTGTAATTTGTATTATTTACTGTCTGAGATATAAGCCATGGAGTTGAAGCATTACTAAAAGTAGAGTCTGAAGTATATGAACCAGATTCTAGTACTAAGAAACATGCTGGATCTGTAGCTAATGAAGCAGAAGCGGCAGTATCAAATAATGTATATAAGAATCCTGGTTGAGTTGTTGTATTAGGTATTTTACTAAATACTTTTGATAAATAGTTTGCAGAAGTAGAGCTTAATGAAGCACTAAATGAAGAACCTATTGTCCCTGCAGATACTGTAAATGCAGCGTCAATTGTATACGACCCTGATACTTTAACTACTGCTGAACCCGACACATTAGAAGATAATGCCGTTTTTTCAAACATTGTAGTTGCTGTTGCAATTGCAAAGTTTGTAGCGGTTTCATTGATTACTTGAGAAGGGTGAATTAATGCGATGTGTCTTTTTCCGAAAGACCCTGAAGCTACTAAAGCGATTGGGGCTACTACTTTATATCCATCATCATGTAAAGTACGAACAATTGTTAATTGTCCTGAAGAGTTTAAATACTCCTTAGCTGTGTAAGGTAAGTATAAATTAGGGTTGGTATTACCGAAAGTTTGTACAAACTCATTATAAGAAGAAACTGTTGTTGGAACCATTGCTGGTCCTTTCAATGTAGGACCTACGAACGCAGCTCCAATTTCAGAAATTCCTTGAGGTAAGAAAGACAAATCTTTTTCTTCGGTAAAGACACCCGGGCTAACGATTTTTTCTGCCATTGTGTTTTATGTATTAAAGATTTAGTTTAAGTTAATTATCATTTATAAATATGATTAATCTGACTCAAACAGTTATTGTACAGGAGTGAATATTCCTGTTTCTAAGTCGATGTTTCCTTGACCATACGTATCTTCAATTTGCTTAACTAAAGCAACTTCAGTCTCTATAATAGCATCATATTGACTTTCAAATTCTTCTTCTAATCGATCTAATCGTTCTAGCTCTTTTGATATTAATCTTTTTTCAATTTTAAGTTGACCAAATTGAGTGGTTGATAATGCGTATTTTTCACGCAATTCTCTGAGTGCATTTAACTCTGACTCTGTAAGTGTGATTGCAGTTTGTTCTGTCATAACTTGATTATTTTAATTTATTATAAATATGGAGCAACCATTTGAAACCTATACTAGTAAATATTATTTAGGAAGTTCTGATTCAGTAACTCCGTCTACTTCATATCCAACAATAATTTTATTAACTGGATTAATTCTATATAAAGCAGGTGCGTTAGGTCCATGAGAATTTAATATATGAGCTTTGGTTCTCATTGATAATGTAGCTCTAACTACTCTGTCAGTCCCTGTATCATTTATATTTTCAAATGAGGGCGGGTCTATATGAGTAATAAATTTATGAGCATCGCCAAATGCTTTTCCGTCAAACCACATTAATTGTTCTACAATTTCATTTAATTGAATTGTATTATTTGTCCAACATAAAAGTTCATATTCTATTTGTACAAATTTAGGCACATCCATGGAATAATATTCTTTTTCTACTGGCCTGCGCGCTAAATCAAATCTTGAATATCTATTTCTTTGAGTATATTTTCTTTCAAAAGTAATTCTATTGTCTGAAGTTTCTAAAACTTTTAAATCTTGAATGTCTTCTCTTTTAGTAACAGAATTT